ATCGCCAAGATCAGTCCCGCTCGCTTCATCGAACACATAGCTCCCGGCGTCACGCGTGATTTCCACGACCAGGGTGGCCGCAGACTCGGGCGGCGGTGTCGGCTCAGGCGGCGGTGTCGGCTCAGGCGGCGGTGTCGGCTCGGGCGGTTCAGGATCGATCGAGATGACGCGCGTGATGTCAATCACGCCCGTTATATCGACCGTGCCGGTGACCGAGATGGTGATTTCGTTGATGATTGGCTCATCAGCCATGGCGTGCTCCGATCGGTTGATCGCCCGCCCGCCACCCGGTCCCGGCTCGGTGCCCAGTCTCTCGCGAGACTGGACACCAAGCCGCTAGTGCCGGATGATCTTGACGCGTATGCGTAAGATCACCACAATCACCAGCGAGAGCCTCGCATGGGCTAGCATGCCGGTTCTCCCGAGAAGTGCCGGCAGGACCACCCTGCCGGCACACTCGTTTTAACGGCACCGCGCGGCGGGGCAAGACTCGGTTCAGTTGATCATCGGCCCGCCACCGGGCGGCCCGGCGGCTGGACGAGGTGCGGGTGGACGCGGGCCGGGGCCGCCTGGCGGCGCCGGCTTCTCGACATTGCCCTGACCGCTGGGACCCTGTTGCGCACCCTTTCCGGCGCTCGGGTCACCCTGGCTGGGCGCGCCCGGCGGCCCGCCCTGCAGCATCGCGTTCATCGCCATGATGCTCGGGACGTTCTCCGCCATCGCGTCGTCGACGCTGGCACGATCGTCCAGGCGAGTGATCATCTGCCGGGCCAACCACTCCGGGTTGATCCCCGGCACCTGCATGAGGATCGGCGCGATCTGCGTCATGATCTGCACCTCGCGCGCCTGGTTCGGTCGCCCGGAGCTGCCCGCTTCGACCTCCAGGTAAAGCTCGTCGGCCACCTCCAGCGCGCTGGCCTGCGGCCACACCGCACCGGGGCCGGCGATCTCCTGGGCGGTCTGCGTCGAGACGTTCAGCAGCAGGATCTGGCTGCCGATGCGGGCGAGCTGCGACAGCAGATCGTCCATGTCGTCCATCGAGGCGTCGATCGCTGTCGCGCGCGAGTTCTCGGCGATCGAGCTTTCGGTGGCGGTCGAACTGCCGGTGACACCCATGTTGGCTTCCTGCGCCCCGGTGACGCGCAGCACGTCGTCCAGCGCCGTCTTGGTCTCGTAGACGTTCGGATCGATGCCCGGTCCCTGCCAGGGGAACAGCAGATCCTGAAGCTTTTGCCCCGGCGCCAGGCCGTTCAGCTCGATGATCGCGGACGCCGGATGGTCCATAAGTTTCTGCTTGTCTTCGTCATCGAGCGAGCCCGCCGAGACCAGCGTCTTCGGCCGCGCGGCGTGCCGGTGCTCGCGAATGCCTTGCCGCGCACGATTGATGTCGAGCTGCATGTCGCGCATCAGCGAGATGTCGCTGATCGGGTAGGGCGTCTCAATGTGGTAGGTCTCGTTGAGCAGGTAGGCGAACCACGGCCAGAACCGCTCGGTCTTCACATCCGGTGAAGCGGGCTCGCGCAGGAAGTCCTGGTATCCGTCGCACGTAACGTACACCAGGCCGGTGCTGCGATCGTAAGTTTCCCAGACGCAAGCGAAGGTGTCGTTGCGATCACCACCTTGGCCGGTGGCGTTACCGCCCTTCATCGAGGACTCGACGTAGGCTTGCAGCGTCTCGTGGTCGTTCATCGCGTTGACGCTGGTATTGTCCACGCCGACGCTGCCGGCGTTGCGGTAGGCGGTGTAACCCTTGGTCACATCGACGCCGTAGATCTCCTCGATCTGCGCGGTGCTGAGCATGAACTGTTCGGTGACCCGGCGGCACCCGAGGAAACTCGGCAGGTGCCGGCACCGCCGGTCGGGAATGATCATGTTGCTGTCGGGGTAGTCGAAGATCAGCCCCTCGCGCAGCACGATCTCGCGCTCCTTGGCGAGAGCGTTGATCGTCAGGCTCATCTCTTCCTCGCCTGCACTGTCGGGCAAGGTCTCACCGTCCATGTAGTCCTGGATCTGCCGGGCGGCGGTATCGATGCGCTCGCGCATGTCACCGACCGGCCGGGCCCCGGAAGGGTCGCGCGTGGTGACCCGCTGGAAACCCAGCTTGACGTAGCCGACGCCCGTGACGATGGCACGGCGCACAGTGTGCTTCATCATCTTCTTGAACGGGATCGCCTGCTCCTCGACGTTGTAGTGGTAGACGATCTCAAGCGTTTGCCCCATGCGGCGCAGCAGCTCCTCGGTCTGCTTGACGCTTTGTGCATCGTTGATGATCGCCTGCGCATTGGGGTCGAGGGGGTTCATCATCAGCGCCTGCATCGCCGCCTGCAGGGTCTGATAGGTGCCGTCCCACACGGTGTTCAGGATGCGCTTACGCACCTTCGCCGATACCGTGGGGTTCTTGGCGTAGAGCGTCGCGGTGAGCTGCTGCACGTGGTGCAGGCAGATGTTGCAGACGTACTCGTTAGGCCGGGTCCAGAGGCTGTTGTCCGGCCACTGCAGGCCCATGGTGAAGTTCATGTCCTCCAGCATGCGGTCGAACACTGGTTTCCAGTGCGCCCGCGCACGTCGCACGTCGTCCTGGATCGCGTTGAGTAGCGCTTTCCGCGCGGTGGTCGGCTCCGGCGTGTCACGCTGGATCGAGGGGATCGGATTGCCCTGCGCCGAGAGGTCGGGCCCAGGTGCCTGCTCGGGGCTGCCGTCCGGCGGTAAGATCCCGCTCATCGCACCGCGCCCTTCGTGTTGTACATCTTGCCGCAGTTGAGGTTGCAATAGAGCCGGCGTTTCGTACGATCATCCGGCAATGGTGCGCCGCAGCGCAGGCAGAACGTACCGCGCCGGGACTTGGCCGATCGCGGTCTGACGCGGGGCTTCTCGACCACCCGCACCGAGCGAAGGGCGTCCATCACCAACCGCCCTTGATCAGGCTGCGCTCGCGCTCGCGCTTGGCCGCCGCCTTGATCGCGCCGAAGGTCATCGGCGCGAACTCGCGCGGCTTCTCATTGGGCCCGCGCGCCGAGACCATGGTGTCGAGGCCGAGGCCGAGATGACCGAGGGCGTCCACGATGTCATCATGCGGCGCGTGCGGAAAGCCGAGGATCTGCTTGCGCGCCTCCGGCCACCAGGCCGCAAAGGCCGGGAACCGCACCTTGCCCATAGCCATCCGCCCTTGGATCGACTGCGCACGGGTCTGCTTGTCCATGGCGACCGGCATGTCGTGGATAGCGGCGAACACGCCTGTCTCCAGCATGCGCTTGCGCAGGAAGGGGCCGATCGATTTGGAGATGTGCCCGCGCTCGGCGAACCAGGCCAGCGGCTTGTATCGGCGTATCAGCCCCAGCATGCCCTCGACCACCACGTCGGTGGTGGCGTGGCGCCACCACACGTCGGGCAGCACCCAGAGCAGGCCCTGATTGTCCACCCCCACCGGGATGAGGCACGTCCGGTCGCGCGTCTGATTGACGGAGACAGCGTGATCGGAGGCGCAGTAGATTCGCAACTGGTCGCGTGGTGGCAGCTCGACCGCCTGGTAGGTCTTCAGCCAGCTCTCATCGAAGAACCGCGACCCCGGCACCGTGGGACGGCCCTGGTAGAGGGCGGCGAACCCGCGCGGATCGCTGTCCTGGATCTCCTTAAAGAACGGGGCGTCGAAGCGTTCCGGCCAGAGCGGGTCACCCAGCTTGCGGCCGAGCGGATCATCCTGCACCGCGAGGGCGGGCAGATCGAGGATGTGCCAGTGCTTCGCGGTGCTGGCGGTGTAGTGGTCGTTGTCCGGGTCGGTGATCCGCCCCACCGCGTCGTCGGCGTGCCAGCGCGTCTGGATCAGGCAGATTCGCGCGTCCTTGTCCATCATGCGGCTGCGGAACACCTGGCTGAGCCAGTCCCAGAGCTGATCGCGGATGAGCTGGCTGTCGGCCTCCTTGCGATCCTTGATCGGATCGTCGCAGATCAGCACGTTGGCCCCTCGCCCCGTGAGGGTCCCGCCTCGGCCTGCAAAGGCATACATGGCACCGGCCGCGTTGACGAGGCGGTCGGATGCCTGGCTGTCGGTGCGCAGGCGCATGATCGCGTCGGGGAACACCTGCGCGTAGAGCGGCGAAGTCATGGTCTCACGCACCGCCTTGCCGATGTCTTCAGAGAACGTCTGGTTGTAGGTGGCGAAGATAGCGGACCACCACGGATGCCGGCCGGCCATCCAGGGGATGAACAGCTTCGACGCTAACGCCGTCTTGCCGTGTCGTGGAGGCATCGTAATTATTAACCGCCGAATATCACCTCGCTCCAGCTTCATCAGCGCGTCGGCAATAGCCTGATGCGGCTTGGCACAGATATACGTCG